CCATCAACGAATAGCCTGTGGAATCGTTGTATATCATAATCCTATCGTAACTTGAAAAGAACATTGTATAACTCAATGCGCTTGACAGCGTTATACTTGTTGCTGAACCTACGGTAAGTGCTGCGCCAAGCGTTCCAAATGCAACAATTGACGCGGGCATTCCTGCCGATATTGTTTCGGCCTGCCATCCATTTGTAGTATCCCATACCAATGCTTTCCCGTCTGCGTCACCTGAATACGCTTCCCACTTCGATGAACTATTGTTATATCGAAGTACTTGGCCTTGTGTTCCTGTTGGCAGGGCGAAGGCGTTTACCTTCTGCTTTACCACCAGATAGCTTTTTTCTGGTGCGTCAAACTCTGCCGCTTCAGATGTTACAGATATAGATGTTGCGCCTGGTGATGGAGCAGCAGAAATCGCAAACGTCTGATATTGGCCTGTGATTGGATTAACCAATGTAATATCATCGCCAACGGCAAATTCATTACCAACCAATGCGGTTTGTAGGGCAATGGTTGTAACTGTTGCCGCTGTTGCAATTGCTGTTGTGGTATTGTTGAAAGCAATTGGAGCCAATACCATCGGCGTTGGATTGGTTGCATAACCTGAATTACCGCCTGTTGTTGGTACAGGTGTATGCGGAAAAGATGTTGTCGGGTTGTCTGTACCTCCCTTAATTATCTTCACCTTGATTGGTGTTGATGGCACTGCGGCGCTTCCATAGTTAACTTCAAACCATGAACCATTGATCCTGTCTGTAAGTGGTGACCATTCGCCCCTCATCAGCATCCACTTGATACTATCTGCTGTCTGTATTAGCTTCATTGGATCAAGCGAGCCATAAAGTTCGCCGCTTATCCGTTTGATCGGTCGCAGTTGGCCGTTAAGTATTTGCTGCGCAAGAACGGATGTCATTGCCTTATTCCTTGTTCCAGATCCTGCACCCCAAAGCTGCCAAGGCACGTGTGTATTGTTTTTTAATCTGCCTGCTGAATTACCATCTCCTGAACCAATTATTGTATTAAACTCATTTACTTTTGTTGATACATTTGGATTAATAGATTTAAAATTAATCTCGTCCTCTTCAACGTCTGGTGTGCCTTCATCGAATGTATTCAACCATAATCCGGATACAGTCCAGTCACAAGTAAATTGACTTATATCAACAAAATTACCGTTGATATTTGATATTCCCGCAAGTCCGGTACTTACTCGATTATTTTCGCCATCTGCCGGAATAGCGGGAGTAATCAACATCCCTGGTATTACAATATATCTTATCCCTCCAATTGAAGGCACTTGATTAGGGCTTGAAACAAACTTAACAGACGATGAGGATGATGTATTCCATACTCCGTTTTGATAGACTAACGGATTAGTGGATTCAGTACCGCGAGATAAGTAGTAATCACCTATCTTCAATGTCAATCCAATACTGACACGAACCATATCAAGCAGGCTGCCCGTATAAGATACATTGGTCAGCTTCAATGTTATGACGCACTGCATCATCATTGTAGTAGCCCCTGAATTGCTACTGATCAACTGATTGAAATTAAAGGCAGTATCCCTATCAAGAAATATATTACCCCAGAAATTACGGCGCTTTTTGTTCTGGTAGTTGATTATTACCTTCCACAACTGCGGGATGTAGTCGAAGGTTACATTTGAAACCTTTGCTCCGAATCTTGTCTGGTTAATGGTGTTAACTCCTGATCTTGTTGAATTGGTAAGAAACGCGCCTGCCTTATTGTACCGCCTATATTCGTAGGCTGTATTTGCTCGGTAATCAATCTGTTCTATCCGGTACACATCGCCCATCTGGCATATCCTTGCGCCGAACGCTACCAATATGCTTTTTACAACATCATAACACGAAAGCACATCGTCATCAATATTGCCTTTATTGTGATAGTTGTAAAATGCTTCACTACCAATGTAAGAAAGGAACATTGAATCGTTTGCGCCTCCTGCGGTCATTGTATCAGACCACCAATCAATAGACGTTTCAATGAATGCATCACCATCGGCCCAGAATGAAACGTGTGGCATTCTGACAAGTGCGCGTGTAAGGTGCTTTACAGTGTTTACAGAATCAGCGTAAAGCGAATCTCCAACGTAATACGGTACTGTTTTTAGTAGCGCAATACCATCTACTGCCGATATAGTGGCCGTTGTTATGCCTGCCTGATCCGACTCATAAGAATTATCCGCTACAACAACTCCACGCCAAACGGTTGAATAAGATCCTGTTGAAATGACGCGTAATGTAAAGCGGCCTTCTTTGGATGTGCGGAGGTCTTCCAAGAAAGTAGATACGTCTGTATCTCCCTGCCTGTATATTGCCCTAACATCACAACTACTGCCAAGTATAGGCGCATGACGGTTGTCTGTCTCGTCTGAATCCCACTTAATCAGGATGCCGCCTTGTTCAAGATCGAACTCCGTTTTTGTTCCGGTAAAATCTGTATCAAAAACAGCTACTGTATAATTTATATCTCCGCTTGGTGATTTTCCGTAACCGTATAGTCTTTCAGCCATTATCTTGATCTATTTTGTTTTTGGTTAACCCGATCAAGTGCAAGAACAAGGTCAGAACCTCGGACGACAAATTCACCGGACAATGCCATTCCTCCGAATCCTGTCTCATTGTTGCCGTTCAGCATATTCTTTGTTTGGTTTGCTGTGTACACCTGCGAATGCCTTGGCAGGTTCACAAGTTCAGGGCCTGTTTCACCGACCATTGCAAGGCCACCGGGTGCATTGCGTGTTCCTTTAGCGAACTTAGCTTTGCCAACCAACGACTTAAACAATGCGCCTGCTGCTATGCCTGCTGCTCCTGCCAATGCCAAGCCGATGGGGCCAAGAACTGCGCCTACTTTTAATGTTGCCGTGATTGCGTTTGCTACGGCCAATTTAATCAGTGCGCTAATCACTTGCGCAATTGCATCGGTCGCGCTTCTCGCAAACTCTTTAAATCCGTCTTTTCCTGCCGATAAGCCCGCTGCAATTGAATCGCCAAGGCTTGCTATTCCTTCTGCTGCTGTATTTAATAGCGTGGTTTGAGTAGCTGCTTTTTGTGTTTCTTCGGCCATTTGCCGCATCATCTCAATTTCCTCGGCTGTTATAATTCTACCTATTGTTGGAGGAGGTTGGCCACCTCCTGCGGGTGATGGTGCTGCAACTGGTATCAGGCTTATGGGATTGTTTGCCGCATTAAAGAAGGCTCTTACGGCTGCTTCTGCTTCCTTGTATGCTTCCGTTGTTGGATCAACACCTGTATTTTTTAGGTTTTGCAGGTCGTTGATTAGCTTCGTGCCTTCAATTTCAAACGATGACATTGAAAGCATTTGAACCTGCAAAAGCCTGAACGCTTCTTTTGCTGCCAAAACTTCCTTTCCAAGTGGATCAAAACCTGCGTTAATTAGGTTACGTATATTATCTTCGGCTATCTTTACCTGCTCCCCAATGTCCTGAATGCCTGTTGCCTGTTGGTATGCCGCTTCATCATTTACGCGTTTTAGATTGTCGGCAAGGACTTTGGCTTGTTCTGATTCAACTTTTATGGCCGCTGCTGAAGCAGCTGAACGGTTTAAGTTTGCTGTTGATGCTGCTGCCTTTGCCGATTGCGATGCTGCCATTTCAGCGTCATACTTTGTTTGCGCTGATGCTGCTGCCCCTGCGTTTGCCATCTCTTCGTCATACCCCCTCTTTACTTCTGCTGTTAGCTTTTCCCGTTCTATTTTTATTCTTTTAAGTGCATCAACAGGCCCTGTATAATCGTAGGAAGCAATGTATTCCTTTACAAAATTAACGGCCCCACCTTCAGCGCGAAGTTTATTCATTTTTTCCTCTGCTTTGGCTTGTTGATTCAGCAGGTCAACCTCTTCCTGATCTAACTTTACCAACGCTTCCTGTGCTTTCTTTGCTCTTGCTGCTTTTAGGATATTAGCAATGTACGCGTCATAACTGCCAGTTAGTTTTTGAACAGAAGCGTTTTCCAAAGTAAGATCGCCAAAATATTGCGGATTGATCTTCCGCAAATCTTCAATCGCCTTTAACTTTGCTTCCTTGGATGACGTTTCGCTATTGATGACGGCTATCAATGAAGTGACTGCGACCTTCTCGGCTGAAATGCTTGTTTCAGCTTCTTTCATTGCGTCATTCACATTCTGCTGTGCTTGTTCCGCGTCTGAAAGCTGATTGCTCCACTCATATACTGCCTTGGCGATTTCATAGATTAGAATGGCCAATCCGATCACAACAAATGCTTTTGATGCTGCTGACATTGCGCGGAATCCTCCGGCTATCTTTGCCGCTGCTACTGAAAAAACATTGCCCGATGTTGCGGTTGCTGCTGTTGTCACCTGCGTCTGTGCAGCAAGAAGGCGCGAAGCTGCTGCCGCTTCCACCTCTTGCGCCTTCATCAGTTTGGTTGCTGCTGTTGCTTTTTGCTTTACGGTTGTAGCCTGTTCAAATATAAGGTTTGCTGTTGCCGTTGATGCCTTTGCGGCTTCTACTGCCTTGGTGGCTAAGACCTCCTCTGCTGCTGCTAATTTAGCGGCATTTGCAACCCTTATATACCCTGCCGAAAAAGCCTTTAGTGGCGCAATAACGGAAGTGATTACACCAACCACCTGACCAGTTGCCAACTTAATGGCTCCCATGATTGCAATGGCAGGCCCCAAGGCGGTTAGGAACAATCCTATTTTAACAATCCACTGCTTTGTGTTGTCTGATAGGTTTCTGAACGTGTCACCAAGTCCTTTCAGGTAATCAGCGAACTGGTTGCTTTTTTCCGACAAATTGAATGTCTTGTTGATCTCTTCACCAATTCCTGCCAAGAACTGCGTTAATGCGCTGCCTGCATTAACAATGCTATTGGATATACCACCTTCCACACGGGTAAGGCCTGCCATGCCTTTTGTCATCTCTTCGATGAACTGTTTCCCGGTCACCCCAAGATTACGAAGACCTTCGGCAGTTGTTGTGCCGAAAGCCTTCTGCATCAATCCACTGATTGATGGTAGATTTTCCTTAATAATGCTTAGGTCTTCCTGTAATATCGTACCCTTGGCCGACATTTGGGCAAACTGCTGCGTTACGCTTGTCAGGTTTTCGGCTGATCCTCCCGTTGATGCAATTGCATTGGCAAGTTCCTGAATGGTTACACGTGCTTCCTCTGCTGTGAACCCAACGCTTTGTAATCGGATTGAAGCACGAACAGCCTGTTCAAATTCAAGCCCAGGTGCTTTTGCTGCGTCTTGTAATGCTCTAACCTCTGCCGCCGCTTCTTCAGCCGAACGGCCTGCGTTGGCAAAGGTTGATTTCATTGCAAGCGACAACCCTTCTATGTCTCCTGCTGCTTTAATGGCGGCAATGCCAAAAGCGGCCAATGGGGCAGACAGTCCAATGCTAATACTTTGCCCAACATCAGAAAGGTCTTTACCTGACTTTTTCAGTTCGGCTTGCGCTTTTTTCAACGATGCGCTGTCGAAACTGTATCCAATCCGTATTAATAGATCACCTATTTTATTGGCCATTTTCTTGCTGTTTTGCTGCTTGTAATGCCGCGTAAATAGTCGGATTGGTTATTCGTAGAATCTCGTCTGCATCATCGGAAAACTCGGTCATTTCTATCCTGTTAATCGGTCGCGGTGCGGTGACTTCCCAAGGAAACTTATTAAGATCTGTAAGTTTTCTTAACTTGTTTTTTGTGTCTCCGACCTTGATTGCATGGAAAGCAATATACCGTGATTGTTCCCAAGACAACTGCTGACGTTGTTGCACTGCTTCAACGCAGGCAGAAAGATAGCGCGGTGTGGAGTCCCAAAATTCTGTTTCTGTCATTCCGCACATTGCGCCTATCTCCATTAGGCTATCCCAGCCCTCAAATTCTTTTTTCCTGACTCCTTGCCCGTCTCAACCTCCTTTTTTGAAAATGATTCGGTAAAGATTGCCATTGCCTTGGCAATTACATCCGGTGATTGAAATGACCAGTCTGCAATGTCGTATGGAGTGAAGTCAGGCATTACACCGTTGGTTTTGCACCCAAGCGAAAGGCCTGCGTAGATCAGATCAGCGGCAATGGTTACGCTAATGTTTTCGCCTTGCAGTTGTGCGAAGTCCTGAAGTGCGTTTCTGCCTGTATTCTTTTCGTATTCGTACAGTGCTGCAAAAGAAAAGCGGATGGGCCTTAGCTTACCGCCTATTTCAATGGATTGGAATTTCATGTTTTTTTTCTTAGGTAGTTTGAAAAAAAGTAAGGCACCGGCATAACCAATGCCTTACTAAAAGCTGTCTATGAAATAGTTGCTTCAACCAATGCGCCTGTGCCTTGCAATTCAAAGTCGAATGTCACGGCTTCATCGTTACCGGATGAATTAAAGGAAAGAGATGTGATGTACGTGTTGCCGCTATACTTCTTATCACCTACTACGGTGTTTTGGAAAACAACAGCCACAACGGTCTGATCTTTCCAAGCAGCAAACAATTGACTTTCGCCATACGTTGCATCAAAAGCGAAGTTCCCGCTACCTGATGCTGTCCATGACTTTTCACCCGGCAGGTATGCGCCATCTGCCCCACTGTCCTTGCAGGAGGTTTGAATCATGTTTGTTGACATTGAAATTGACGCATCAACCTGACAAGTGATTGCGACTGGCGTAGTCGTGCCAATGTACAATTTCATTGATTTTGCGAGTACTGTACCTACTGTTCCCGGCATTGTTATTTTTTATTTAGAATTTGAAAGTTGATTTATTTGGTGTTGGTATTGGTGATGGTGATGCGCATTCAAAGACAAGTTGTTCCTGTCTGCGGGGATATGCAGCATCATCAACTTGAACACATAATCCTGCGGCTATTTGAACGGCAGAAACAGCGTCATCATGTTCAACTGTCCAGCCTTTTTTTATTTCAAGACCGTCTGTTGTTGTGAAGTCTTTCAGGTATTGTACTTTCATATTTTGTCTATTTTACTTTTGAGTATCGAAGTCATTATTTTCAAGGATTCATTTAGTGATGTTGATAATCCCCTTTCAATGAATCTGTTTTCTCCAATAAATTTTGTGCCGAATTGTATGAATCTTGCGTAATACCCATCATTCGGCTTTTTCTTCCCAACAGAAGGGCCAACAAAAACAGCCGATTTGCTTCCCGCAAAACGTAATACTTTTATTGATTTTTTCAGGTTGCCGGGACTATAAGTGGCAACAACACTTCCATTGGAATATCGTTTGTGTGTCCTTGTTCCGACAGGTGTATTTGCCTGAAGATTGCTGACTACTGGCTTTGCTGCAACCGATAATTCACTTTTTATTGTCTTTCCTACCTGCTTGTTTACTTTTGAGATTTCGACAATTATCTCATTCATTTGACTTTCGGTAGATTTCATTACTATTAGTTTTTCGTAATGAAGGTATAAATTGCTTCCCTTCCAATCAACATTCTGTCCTCATTGAATATGTCCTTTGAAGAAACATAATATCCATGCTCAACTGTAACGCCTGCAAGCGTTCCGCTTGTGAAGTCGAACACTTGCCGGATTGCTGCGTCTATTTGCCCGATCTTATTATATCCGTCTGCCCCTTGCTGGATGTCAGACCAAAAATGAAAAGTTACAGTTTCGGTATCATGGTCTGACGCTTGTGTTTTTTGCTTGTCTTTCGGTACTGTTTCAACCATGTAGGCAATGGCAGGAAACGATACCTTTTCTCCGATCAGTACCGGGTAAATACGCGTTGAAACCAATGCCGTTACAGGCGTTGATGCTATTAACTTGGCGTATATGTACTTTCCTATATTCATTCTACTTTGTGCGCTTGAATTGTCATGTAGGCTGATCTACCTGTATTCTTTATATTTAATATGCCGTAATTTGATCCATTGTAAACAATCCTCATTTTCTCGTCAATATCATTGCGATATCTGATAGTGAAGTCTGCCCTTGTCGTTACAACGATTTGATCTGCTGCTATTCCTTCACCTGATCCTGCCATTGAAAACTCTACCAATGACCAGCACGATGTTAAGTCGCTCCAAGTTAATATCTCCTGTCCAAAATCCCCACGGCTTGCAGTTTCCTGTTGAATCGCTATCCTTTGGTTTAGCTGTCCTATGTTTGTTTTCTTTGTCGCCATTACGATCTAAATTGGAAGAATGGAAGCAGTAATATATCGGATGCGTTTATTTTCTCCTGTATCATGTCTTCCCTGTTTGCGTCCATCTTACCGACCATGTTCAATATAGCAAGTCTCATAGCAGCAGGCACAGTTGATGGTGATGTGCCGTACCCTGCTGTGTATGTTATTCTGACTGCATCCGGACGGATAGCCGTATCAATTGGCCATTCGTAATCTACATTTGGAACGACAAAAAATGCCTTTGAATTGGCATAGCTTGTGTATTTCGATGATGAGAATGTTTGCGTTGTTCCGTTTGCGTCAATGTACTGAATACTTGAAACGGTTTGCCCTGGTCTGATTGAAAGTACTATTTCTTGGTTTCCGTTGATAGGAAAAGAAGAATGTGTTTCCACTACGGTTTGAGTAAGCATGGCAACGGAATACAATCGCTCCACTTGTTCGCATAATGCTGAAACATACAATCTGATCAGGTCATCATCTTGTGCAATATCATCTAACCTTAATTGTCTGCGAACATCATCGAAGGCAACAGGAAGGTCATTTAATTTTGTGAGCGTCACTCCCGTGTATGTGTCTTGGCTTGTCATGCTATTATCTTTTTTGGGATGCCGGGTGGTGCGCTCATGTGATTGCCTGCTGTTAGATACCAGTCTCCTACGATTAACCCTGCCGTTTTTGCTGACTCATCGCTGTCATATTGAATCAAAGCATCCATCCATGCTTCTACATTTGCAGGCATGGATCTTGGAAAAACAATATTAACAACACGCTTGGAAACTGCTACATTAATCGTCATTAAGATGTAATTTTTTCGATTAAGGTAATAATTCCCCTAAACCAAGGATAAACGCTTGTATCTGCAAGTGTTACCTTTAAATCGTACAACAGGATGTTGTCAAGTGGTAAGGTCGATGTTCCAACCACTTCAGGACTGATTGTTAACTCTCCTTGTGTTGGGTTTGTTATTGCTATCCCCGTACCTCCAGTCTGTAATGTCAATACTACTGTTCCTGCTGCGTTCTTGATCTGCATTTTTGCTGTTGCTCCTGTCAAGTTGATGGCCACACCATCCTCATCGGTCGCGACAACTACGATGGGCAAAGTACTACCCTTGTACCATTCCATTTCCACCACAGGTGGACGCAGCGATAGTCTTTGCGCATCGGTCATTTCTTCCTTGTTTGTTTTTCTGAATTGTTAGACACCGCTTTTTGAATAGCAGGGTTCACCATTACGGCGAACCCTGCTTTTATCAAATCTTTTGCGACTTCTTCTGTTGCATCGTATTCCATGCTTTTCGCGTATTGGAACTCAATGCTTGCAACGGATTCAATCATTAAGATTCTCACGATTACGCAAGTTTCAAGTGCTTGATTGCTGCTGTGTTGATGCAGTTTGCGTCCCAACGGGCATAACCTTGGAAACCAACCAAGCCATTGGCCGCGTACAGTTCGTCAAGGCGCAATACTGTGAAGTCTTGAACCTGACGGATGATGTACTTGGAAAAGTCACCGCAAAGGAGGATCTTTTTGCCTGTGGTCATTGCGCTGTCCATACCCTGATTGATCCAGTACTGCGTACCATCAATCCGGTCAGGCTGTCCAGCAACATAGGAAGGCATCCACAAGGAACGGCCATCAGATGTGCCGATGGTCAGTTTTTTCAGAACAGCAAGGATCGCATCGTTCAACATGAAGCCAAACGAATTTGATGCGCGGTATGCCGGATCAATGGAATGTTTCAGATCAAGGATTTCAGCGAAGGTAACAGCTGTTGCAGATGCTGCCGTTTTTCCAAGCGTTGAAGCAGTTACAACGCCATTTGGTTGTGCCGATCCGGTTCCGGTTGTGCAAGAACTGTTGACAGCGCGACCAAAGCGAGTGCCGAATACATTGGCAAGTTCAGCAGACATATCAAAAGCGGAATCTTGCAGAAGTTCCCAAGAAATTTTGGCAGCAGTACCATACTTGTAAGCAGCCAGTGAAGTCTGGCCAAATGTAAGATCTGCAACGGTGAAGCCTGCCGCTTCAGCCACCAGTACCGCACTTGTTGTAGTGTCGTCTTCGGTTGGCCAAGGCAGTGCATTACCTGTTGCCGTCCGAATTACACGTGCAGCCTGCAGGATGCCGGAATAGTCCAACATGGCACGTTCAATTTCAGGTACAAAGCCCTGTGGGACTGTGTATCCTCCAAGTGTGGTTGTGCCAACAACCTGTGTGGCAGTGCCGCGCATTTCAGACATCATGCTGCGCTGTTCTGGACTTAGTGCGCTTGTACCATAGCGGAAGTACTGCTCAAAGGTCTGTTCGTAGTCCTTTGCTTTTCCGCGGTCGTCTATGATGGCTGTGGTGTTTGCTGTGTAAAGCTGCGGATCAATGATCTTTGCGGCACCATCATTTGCACGTTGTTCTGCCAATTCATAGGATCGGATAGTGCTTGTGAAGCCCTCGTAATCGGCATCAAGTTTCGCGTATTGCGAATTTTCCTCCGATGTCATTGCGCGTACATCCTTGGCTGATGCTTCAACCAAGGCTTTCATTTGTGTGACGACTTTAGCGCGTTCGTCATACACTTTTTGAATACCTGTTACCATTTGTATGTGTTATTTATTGGTTAGAAGCCGTCATCAAGTTAATGATGTGAAGGCGTTTATTTTTTAATTCCTGAATTTCTATTGCTGTTAATCCGGCAGGCTTGACTTGCTGTTCATAGCTGCGTTTTGCAGCCGATGTGTCGGGGTTGGCGGGATACGTGACCGGTGAAGCATCTACTATTCTCCCAACGGATGTGATGGTGCGATGGTTTTTCCCGTCTCGCATTTCCCATACATCTGGCGCTGTACCTGATGAAGAATCAAGATAGAATCCCCATGAAGACTGCGTAATGTCTCCGCGTTCAAGTGCTACTCTTACGTTTTCGCCATTTGGTGACTTAGGAAGGTCAACGGAATACCATAGGCCAACCTCATCTACTCCTACTTGCGCAGTTCCTGAAAGCGTTCTACCAAGGATCAAGGAGGGATCATGATTAAACAATATCCTTACGTCTGTCATGTCTGCTGACTTCAATGCCGAACGGCTAATTGATTCAGTGAACCATCCCATGTCGTATTGAACATCAAATTTCAATGCATACCCATGAAGCGTGTTTGCTTCGCCTGATTGGCGAACTTCAATCCCACCAACGCAATTTCTACGGTCAAATATTTGTTCCATTTTGGCTGTCGTTTGGTTGGTTGTTGCTGTCGTTGTTGCTGTCGTTGTTGTCGTTGCCATTGGTGTCTGTTGTGGCGGGTATTTCACTTTGAATCGGCTGCGCACCTTGTCCGTTCATTGATGGACTGTATAATATATCACCACCTTCGATCGGGTTAAGGTTATCAATAGCGCGGATCTCGTTTTGCGTCATCCATGCCGGATTAGAAACGCCACCCAAAGCCCGTGTAAAATATTCGCCCCTGCTTTGTGTGTCTCCGCGTAGCAAGGCATCAAC